ACCACCAAATCACCCGCCGTCATGTATGCGGGTTTTATTTCTTGTAAACCTTTGTTTTTGCACGCTTTGTCTATGCTTTTTATAAGGTTGCCACCATATTTTTTTATGGCTTTGAGTGCTGATACTTTGCTTGTCCACTTAACTTCACTTGGTATCATGGTTTTCCCTGTCATGGCTTTTATTGCACCATTTGAGAAACGGCAACAATCCCACGACCCCCATTTGAAGGGCTTGTTTTCAACCTCTTGAAAATAGTTGAACAGCAGTTCATTCCAGTTAGCTTTCTTTTTCATGCTCTTATAGCATTATCCTTTTCAATGCCATCTCTACCTCCTCTATTGCGAGGTACATTTTCTTTCTGAGATGCCTTGCCCCATATAATATCCATGTCTTGTATCTGTTGCACAAACTTGAATGATGTATCACTTGATAAGATATGTTTTTGACTTTCTAGTGTGTATCGCAAATGTGAGGGTCTATTTAGGTCTACAAGGCGATTCTCAGCGTTTATTGTAATAGTTGCACCCTGTGTGTCATCATTGATAGAAAGTGCTGTCATGCGCCCCTTAAACATTGTCATAGTACCCGCTACTTCATTACTTCCACCCATGAGAAAAACTAAAAATATTGTTATGAGTCTGTTTTGATAGTTTTCGTTCAATGCGTAACTCAATACAGTTTCGTCCATACCTGATAGAGTCACGATAGTTCCTGTGCTTGAAAGTTCTGCGGTATCTTCATTACCACTCACACCTAGCAATGTACCCGCACCAGTGTATGTCTCACTTGCGATAGTTGCATCACCTATACCTGACCATACCCTAATATCAGAAGTGTCAAACTCAGCTTTCACAGCAACGCCCATGATTTGATGGTCGTCAGTTAATCTTGATGTGATGGCGGTATCAATGCCTGACCTAGTAGCCATTAGATAACCTCTGTGCAAGAAAAAGAAAATACATAGTTAGAGTTTTTATTTGCTGACCACTCTACTATGTTGCTGTCTAATCTAAATTTTCCCTTTGGGCTTGCAAATTTCACAAAATGTCCTGATGTTATATCTGCTCTAAGTTTAGGCTCTG